GTCCCCGCCCACCAACACACCATCCGGGGCGCCCCCCGGCGGCACCATCGCCCGGCGGCGGCCCGCGCGGGCGCTGTGGGCCGGGACGGTGGTCCGTACCGCCAACGCCGTCCCCGGGCGCGGTGTCACACCACCGCATGTGATCATCGGGCGCCGCGCTACGGCGCGGGGGACGTGGCGCCGCGGCACCGGCGCACCGCCGCGGGTGCCGGCCGCCGCGACCGGTGGCCTGGTCCGGCGCCGCCGCCCCGCTGGTGTCACCTGGCGCGGGTGGGTGTCGCGGACGGTGAACCAGCCGCCGCCGCCGTTCACCATCGGGCAGCTCACCACCGCTGATGTGGCCCGCAACCAGCTGACCGCCGCGGGAGCGGCGAGTTCGCTCACCACGGCAGCGCAGGCGGCCGCGGCCTTGACGGCCAGCGATAAACGGACAGGAGGACCCGGTGGCTAGATACCCGCTGAACCAGCCGATCCGGGTTTCTACGTCTGTCCGTGACGTCACCGGCACCCTCGTCGACGCCGGCACCCTGACACTGCTGGTGAAACTCCGCCAAGCCGACGGGACGTGGGCGACAACCGGCACCTACAGCACACCTACGCACGACGGCACCGGCCTCTACCATCAAGACGTCCCCGCCGCCGACCTGGCCGGGTTGGGGCATTACCAGTACACGTGGACCGCGGGCGGCACCGGCGCGGGTGTGTCGTTCGGCGACTTCGACGTGTTCGACCCGTTCGAAGACGCCCTCCTGCCGTTGCAGGACGCGAAAGACATGCTCAACATCCCGCAGGCGACAACCAGCTCTGATACGGAGCTGCAGTCGTTCATCGCCACGATCGAAACGTCGCTTGAGGCGATGACCGGCGGCCCCATCATCAACCGTTCCATCAGTGAACGGGCTGAGCTCGACGGCACCCAAACTGTTCTGACTGTCCGGCAGCGGCCCCTCGTCTCCGTCACCAGCATCGTGTCGGTCGCATCCGGGCAGCCGATCGACATCACTACCGGACTCGACATCGACACCAACGCCGGCACCATCAGACGCAAACTCGCATACCCCTTCTACGGCCCCTACTTCCAGTGGCTCCCCATCATGACCGTCACCTACGTCGCCGGCTGGGGCACCGCCGCCCCCGCCGCGTTCAACACCGCCGCCAGGATCATCCTCCAGCACCTGTGGGAAACACAGCACGGCCCCACCGCCCGCCCGTCGATGGGCGGCATGGACATGATCCAGCCCCCCGGATTCAGTTTCGCCATCCCCAACCGCGCCGCCGAACTCCTCGAAGGCTCGCTGAACGGGATGCCATTCAAGTCAGAGGCATACCTCTAAGTGACCACCTCGCGCGTCCCGGCGCTCATCGACTACCTGGTGGCGCAGTTCCAGGCCGCGTCCACTCTGGGGGGCGCGTCGCCGCCGGTGCTGGTGTTCGACGGGCCGCCGACGACCGCGGATCCGGCGCCACTCGCCCTCTATGTCGGCGTCGGCGACGTGTTCGCCGACACCCCGCCCACGGCGGCGACCTCGGAGCAGACAGCGGTGGGTCTGGCGCAAAAGCGCGAGGAACTCGCCACCATCCACCTGGCCGCGGTCGCGTGGGCGGGGACGGACGACATGAAAACCGTCCGCGCCTCCGCCTACGCCATCGCCGCCGCCGTCGAAGACCTCGTACGCGCCGACACCGCACTCGCGGGCCTGCCGGGTGCGGCTCTGGCCCGGCCGGGGGTGACGGGAATCGTTTTGCAGCAGAACAACACCGCGCAAGGCGCGGTCGCGCAGGTGTCGTTTCAGATCACATACCGCACATTGATCGGCGTTTGAAAGGACAAACGGATGACGGCCTATGCCATCCAGTCGCCGCCGCACGCGGGGGCGCAGCTCACCATGACCTTGCCGACGACCGGCGCGGTCGACACGTGGCCGACGGGCGCGAACGTGTCCGCGTTCATCCAGGGCCCGTCGTCGGCGACGGCGACCGTATCGCTGCCGATCCCCACCTTCGACGGGCAGGCCGTCACCGCCCGGTCGGTGACGGTCGCGTCGGGCCAGACGTGGTTTGTGCCGTTGCCGCCGTCGGTGTATGGGGTGGGCCCGATCACCGTCACCTGGTCCGGGACGCTCACGGCGTCAGCGGTCGCGATCATCACGTCCGTGGGGTCGTGATGTCGGCGGTCATGTACCACCCGCAGACGCAGGCGACGATCGTTGTCAGCCCAGACGCGGTGCCGCAGTACCGGCAGTCGGGGTGGCTGCTCCGCTCCGAATGGGACGCGAACCAGGCCACCGCCGCCCAAGACACGGCTATCTCATCAGGCGACGTCACCGTTGAGGCGCAAACGGCGACCGCGGACGGTGCAGCGCAGGCCACGGAAACGGACGAGGAGAACTAGGATGCCCGCGACGCCCCTCACCCCGACTACCAGATATTTCCCGCCGGGTGTCCGGAAGATCTACTGGGTGCCGGCGATCTCGAACTACAACGCGCCGACCCGCGCCGAACTCAACGCCGGCACCGATTTGTCGGCGGAGATCGAGACAATGAACGGCTGGTCCCTCCAGGGAGCCACCGTTGACGTCCCGGACATGGGTTCCCGGTTCACCTCCCAAGTCCCCGGCCGGCTGACCAGCGCACAAAACGACATCACCGCGTACATGTCGCAAAACTCGAACGACGTCCGCTCCCTGCTGCCCCGCGACACCAACGGCTATGTGGTGTGCCTGTGGGAGGGTGACGTGACCGGGCAGAAGATGGACGTGTTCCCGGTGCGGGTCGTCACGCAGGCGAACGACACCGTCGTCGACGACCCGGGGAAGACAACTGTCTCGTTCGCGATCACGAAACTCCCCGCGATCTACATCACCATCCCGTAATGCCGGACGCCCGGGTCAAGGTCAGCGCGACGCGCACCGGCCCGGACCTGGGGAAGATCGCCCGCGAGCTGCTCGCCATGGACGAGGGGAAGGTGACCGGTATTTTGCGTCGCCGCCTCGAGGACGCGGCGCGGCCGTTCCCGGCCGCGGTGCGCGCTTCGGTCCTCGCGATCCCTGTCAAACCCGGGGGGAAGCACACGGGTCTGCGGGGACGGATCGCGTTGTGCGCGGAAACGTCGTCGCTGGTCGAAGGCCACAACGTGTATGTGCGGATCTGGATGAACCCAGAGAACATGCGCCCCGATTACATGACGCTGCCGCTGTACATGGAGGGCGTGAAAGTGTCCCGGCGGCGGGATTACACCCGGTGGCGTCACCCGGTGTACGGAAACCGCGAAGTGTGGGCACAGCAAGATGCGCACCCGTACTTTTATCAGGCGGCGCGGCCGTTCGGGGTAGCGTCGGAGTTCGCGGTCCGGGACGCGCTCAGCGAGATCACCCGCGAACTGAACGGGTGACCGGTGGCGTCCCCGCGGCCGGGAGCGCACGCAGTGCCATGACCAGCGCCACGACCCACCCGATGACCGTCCAGCCGAAGAACAGGTTGACCACGATGACCTGCGATTTCGCGGGGACGCGGCGGTGGACGGCGACGAACGACGGGACCCAGTAGGCGACGACGGGCAGCACCACGAACGCGATGGTGCCGGCGATCTGCCCGGCGAGCGTGTTGCCGCCTTCAGCGATAACCAGCATGAACGTTTCCCCCTTCATCTTGCACTGTATCCCCGGAGGCAGCCTCGTGCGTCTATCGAAAGATGACATTCTTCACGCCGAAGACTTGCGCACCGAAGAAGTTGACGTCCCCGAATGGGGCGGGACGGTGCTCGTCCGTGGCCTGACCGGACGTGAACGCGACGAGTTCGAAGGATCAGTCCTCGAGCAGCGGGGGCAGAAGACGGTGACGAACACGGCGAACGTCCGCGCGAAACTCGCCGTCAAATGCGTCGTCGACGACACCGGCCAGCGGGTGTTCGCCGATACGGACGCGAACGCGCTCGGCGAAAAATCGGGCGCGGCGATCGACCGCGTGTTCGAGGTCGCGTCGCGGCTGTCCGGGCTCGGCGACGGCGACGTGAAGGAACTGGCCGCGGATTTCAGCGTGGCGGCTGGGAACGGTTCAAGTTCGAACTCGCCAGTCGCCTCAGCATGACCGTCCATGACCTGCTCGGCCGCGTCAGCAGCATGGAACTCACCCAGTGGATGGCGCTGTTCGAAGCCGAAGCAGCTGAGCGGCGCGACCAGCAGCAGCCGCGTCAGCAGCTGAGAGGTTTGTGACCGGTGGCGACGATCCAATATGTGGTCAACGCGGTCGACGCGGCGTCGGCGACGTTCACCCGGATCGCGGCGACCGCTGACACGCTCAACAACCAGCTCGACGAGCTCGCGCACAAATCAGCGACCGCCCGTGTCGGCCTCGCCGGTGACAAAGAGGCGCAGGCGTCGCTCACCAATATCGATCTGAAACTGGCGCGGCTCGGGAAACGGATCGCCAAACCAGACGTCACCGTCGAGGGTCTCGCCGCGGCCCGTTTGGGGATCATGCGTCTCGACGTGGCGCTCGACCGGCTCGACCGCAAAACGGTCACCGTCGATGTGGACTGGCGCGGACGCATCGGCCAGTTCCTGTTCGCCTCCGGCGGCGGCGTAGGTAACGCATTCCGGCAGTTGTTCGGCGGGGGCGCCGGTGGCGCGGGATCGAAGGCGGCGGCTACGGGGGGGATCCTCGGTGGTTTGCAGAACGCGCTGCCGGTCACGGGGCAGGCAGCGCTGTACGGCGGCCTGGGTTTGCTCGCCGCGACCCTCGGGCCGGCGCTGATACCGACGCTGCTGGGTGGCGCGATCGGCGGCGCGGGCGCGTTCGGTGGTCTCGCGATCGGGTCGAAAGACCTGGCACAGTTGCAGACGCTGCGGAAACAGCTCGCTGGTGTCACCGGCACCACCCCCGCGTCACAAGCGGCGCGGGCCCGGATCCAGGGACAGATCACAGCGTTCCGGCAGGCGAACCTGCCGCAGATCGCGTTCGGCCGGCAGGCCGCGGCGCTCACGGGCACCGTGGAGTCCACGTTTTTCGGTGCGCTCACCACACGGCCGGTGATCCGGCCCGGCGGCACCGGCCCCGGCACCCACCAGCAGGTCCTGGGGCAAAGTTTCCTCCAGGGCCTGATCCCCATTTTTCAGCAGCTCGGCAAGTTCATCAAAAGCATGGGGCCGCAGCTCGGCGACCTGTTCCGCGCGTCGCTGCCGTTCCTGAAAGAGTTCGTCAAAGTCCTCGAGGCGGCGGCTAAAACTATTCTCCCGGCGATCACCCAGTCGCTGAAAGACATGGCGCCGTCGCTGCCGCTGATCACCCACGGGTTCGTCATCCTGATCGAGGGGATCGCGCGGATGATCCAGGCGATCGGCCCCCGTGGGATGAAAGCCGCGGCGAAACTGTTCGTCGACCTGATGCGGATCATGACGTTCGCGTTGCAGACACTCGGCCAGTTCATGAACGGCGCCGCCGTCACCGTGCAATACGTCGCGCACGTCTTCCACCAGCAGTGGGACGAGGTGCGGCACCGCACCGCCGACGCGTTCGACCGTATCCGGCATGACATCGCTGACTTCGCCCACAACATCGCCGTCTGGTTCGACCGGATCCGCCACTTCGTCGCCGCGTCGTGGGACGCGACATGGAACGACACGATCGGCCGTGTCAAAAGCAGCATCGGCACGGTCGTGACCTGGGTCAAAGGGATGCCCGCGAAAATCCTTAGTGTCCTCCGCGGCCTGGGGCATTCGCTCGCCTCGTTCATGTCCGCCGCGTTCACCGAGATGCTCAACGCGATGAAAAACGTCGGCAAAACGATCTGGGGCTGGCTCACCAGCTGGGTCAGCGCCATCCCCGGTTTCCTGAAGAAAATCCTCGGTATCAAATCGCCGTCGTCTGTTTTCTACAACATTGGGAAACAGATGATGATGGGCCTGTTCCACGGCATCCAGGACCACGCCAACCAGGCGAGGAACGCCGCGCAGCGGGCTGTGTCCAGCGCCCCCGGCGGTTTGGGTGGCCCCGCGTCGGCGTCAGCGGCGCAGGCGCAAGCCTACGCGCGGGGGCGCCTGGGTGCGTATGGGTGGGGTTTCAACCAGTTCCAGTCGCTGGTCAACTTGTGGA